ACAAGAATAATGATATCGAAGCTTACGATACTAATCCAGATTGTGAGAACAGTAATAATCTAACTGGTGATTACTATAAAAATATTATACGTGGTAAAACCAAATCATGGATAGATGTGTATGTATTAAATAAGTTAGGGCAAGTATCTGATGGTAAGCCAGTATATGAATCATTTTTGCATAGCACTCATGTTGCAAAAGGAGATCTAGCTATTGCAGATGGTGTACCAATTTTTGTAGGCATTGACTTTGGTCTAACACCTGCTTGTGTATTTGCACAAAGACTACGTGGTAGATGGATTGTATTTGATGAACTTGTTGCAGAAGATATGGGCATTGTAAGATTTTCTGAACTAATGAAACAGCATATGGCACAATATCTACCTAGAGATTTTATTATCTATGGCGATCCAGCTGGAGATCAAAGAGTGCAAACAGATGAATCAACACCATTCCAAATACTAAGAGGTCGAGGACTAAATGCAAGACCAGCACCATCTAATGATGTAGCACTGCGACTTGAATCTGTTACAGCTGTATTAAACAGAATGACAGATGGAGAGAGTGGTATGATTATTGATCCTAAATGCACAAACCTTATCAAAGGTTTTGATGGTGGATATCATTATAAACGTCTACAAGTATCTGGTGAGAGGTATGATGAACGACCAAATAAGAATAGATTCAGTCATATACATGATGCATTTCAATATTTATTGTTAGGTGCTGGAGAAGGTCGTGCATTGACAATCGGACAAAAACAGAGTAAACCTGTAATAGCAAGAAGAAAATTTGATGTTTTCAATGTTAAACCTAGATCTGTATATGAGAGGATGAGATAATGTGTGTAGGAGGATTACTTAAACCACCTAAACCAAAACCACCAGCACCTCTACCAGAGGATGCTAGTGTATTAGCACAACGAAAAAGATTACGTGAAGAACAAGCAAGACAAATAGAAGCAGATAAACAAAAAACATTTGAAATGAGATTAGCGGCATATACAGATAGAGCTGGTAAAAGATCTTTGTTAACTGGTAGAAAAGGTGGGCAAGGATTTGAAATTGAACGTGGTCTTATGACAAAAGATACATTAGGTAATTAATATGGTTATTGATGTCAAACCACAAACATCAGAAAACTATCAAGATAGTGATGTTCGAAGATTAATAACAAGGTACAAAAATGCACAATCTATAAAAGATATGTGGCTACCTACATTTGAAGAATGCTATGAGTTTTCTTTACCACAAAGAGAAAGTTTTTATTCTGAATCTATTGGTCGTAGAAGATCAGATAGAATATTTGATGAAACTGCTGTAGTTGGAGTACAAGAGTTTGCTAGTAGATTGCAGGCTGGTATTGTACCAAACTATGCAAGATGGGCAGATCTTGTAGCTGGTTCTGAAATACCAGTAGGCACTGGTGTTTTACTTGTTGAAGAAGGTGATGCAATACATCCAGTAAGATTTAAAGCTATACCATTACCACAGATTGTATTAGATGCTGGACATAATGACAGCATAGATCATATCTATCGTAATCGTAAAATTAAAATGAAAGACTTACAGTATGCATATCCAAAAGGTACTATGTCTGAAAAAATGACAATGGATATGAATAAAAATCCAGATATGGAATGTGATATACTAGAAGCTGTATATCGTAATTATGCAAATACCAAAGAAGAAGAACATATCTATTGTGTAATTGCTATGCAGTATGAACACAAAATATTAGAAACAAAGTTTAATGGATTAGGTTCTAACCCATATGTTGTTTATAGATGGTCAAAAGTAGCTGGTGAAGTTTATGGTCGTGGGCCATTACAACTTGCACTACCAGCAATTAAAACAGCAAACCTTGTGATCGAACTGATACTTGAAAATGCACAGATGAGTATATCTGGTATGTACCAAGTAGAAGATGATGGTGTTATTAATGTAGATAATATTGCACTGATTCCCGGAACGATAATCCCAAAAGCTTCTGGCTCTGCTGGACTACAGCCAATAGCACCAGCTGGTAAC